GACTCTTGGTTTTTCTCTTCAGCGTCTACATCTAATGCCTGATTAAGTTCTCCGACCTGCGTGGTTGGGGGAGACATGATTGAAGCATCACCAAAGATTTCAGCAACTTCCATCGTAGGCATCAATCTGGTTTGACCATCAACCAACTGGAATTCATAACCATCACTGCCAGAATTATTAATCTGGTTTGCAATTTCAGCGCTCATATCCCACTTATTAGTCATTCAAACCTTTCCTCAATATCGCTATTTTCTTCTCTATTCTCTCGGCAAAAGACAATCTAGACTGATCATTCATCCAACTTATTATTTGTTGTGTCCTAAATGCCGGGGGAATATCATCAATTTTTTTTGCACCTTTCAAACTGTTCCAGACAGCAATCATATTTCTGACCATTTCCTCTTTATTGTCAGCCGTAATTGTATCTGTCCAATCAATGTCATTACTTAGATGATGCTTAGTAAATCTGCTAATATCCTGCTTCACAAAACCAACCGCTTTGTCCAGTTCTTTAGCTAACGCTTCATTTTTGTTTTCTGTAATTTTCTCTTCAATCAAAACTTTCACCCGTGCTATTGGGTCAAAATCTTCACCACTTTTTAATGCCGCCACTCTTTCATCTCGCAAAATCTCAAGAACCTCACGATATTGTCGCAACGCAATCTTCTGATTATTTGGAAGTGCATTTTCTGCCCTTATATTTGCCGGATCAAATTGAATTTTTGTTATAATCTTTTGTCTGGCCGCCTCCATACTTTGATCAAGTTGTGCCTCTATTGCTGTATTGAAAGCGTCAAAATCTTCACGGGATAATTTAGCTTTGCGAGATAGAATTGCACTATAGGTCAGTGAGTGTGTTCTTTCCATTTCCGACAATTCATTAAAGTCCTCACCATTAGATCGTGGGGGATGGCCGGGGAAATCTAAGATATCAAGAATATTCTCCTCTAGAGTTGTAGCTTCCTGATCTCGGCCTAATTCCTTTAACTCTTTAATGAGCTTTCTAGTATTTAAAATCTGAGAAGAAGTTAATGGTTCTGTACTCAGCATAATATCTTTAAGTTCAATCTCTATTTCATTTGCCCGATTTCCGGCATCAAACTCAAACTTCTGATCGATACTGTTTTCTATTCGTAGAAGTTCATCTACATCCGACAAAGCGGCTTGGGATAATTCTTCATATGTTGGGATAGCCAATCCAGATCTTTGGTCTTCTGGCAGATTGTTATATTCTTCTAATACCGAAATAAGTTTATTTAATTCAGGATCATCTGTTTTAAATGTACCCTTTCTAATTTTCTCGACCATCAAATATTTTTGCTTTACATCATCAATGCCATCAAGTTCTCCAAAGAATTCAGTAGTAAACTGGTCAATAAACCAACTCTTCATTTCACTGTCTATTTCTTTAATAGCAGTTGTTTGTGGACCTGTTTTTAACCCCAAGGTTTCTAAAGCAGCAAGCAGTCCATTCCTCTCTGACTTTAAAGTTTCAAGATTAAATGTTTCCTTACCTGATAATATTGCAGTCAAACTATTACGGGTTTTATTTAATCGGTTACGATATCCTATAATATTGGTGTTATTAACTGTGTCCACACCGCCACTAAGATGCGCCTTGGTATAGGTTTCAAATTCACCGATAGCATTCAGTTTTAGCCTGGCATTCATCTTTTCTGCAAGGGCAGGAGCCGATGGTCTTAATGCATCCACATAGCCAATGATGGTACTATTTAACTGATCTAATAACTCTATTGGGTTGGTATTGTTTGCAGTAGCCGCCAGTACTAAATTCGTCATACTTTGCGTTGCATCAATGAGAACTTCATTTTCAGCTACCGAAAGAGCCGCATTTTTAGCCGCAGATCCAAATATTGTGTTTTCATCAAAAGCCTCAAAAGCATCTTTATTGCTCTCATTTGCTGTCTTTATATCCGCTAGGGTAGGGGCATTTTCCACACCAAATTCAGCACCTTCTACTTTTGCCCGTTGTTGGTCTTTCTGAAGCTCAAAATTAGCCATACGATCTAGTGCCTGAGATAAGACAAGCATTGTTCTCTGACTTTCTTTTAAGCCTACACCTTCAGGAAATTGAGGCTGTCGGAGCATCTCACCTATTGATTGATATGGTCTATACGTCTCTGCCATTTAATTTAATCCCGGAGCCACACTTTTTGTTTGAAAACCTGTATAACTTTGTTGCTGATACATATTTGCCATTGTACTACCGGCTTGTATAAATCCCTGAAGCTGTGCCTGTTGCCCGGCTAATCTGTTATCTGCCGCACGCATCTCCCCGGTATAGAGAGACATAGAGGCATTGAAGGCTACACTTGCTAAATCTTCAGAAGCAGGTCGAGCTACAAGAAATACTCCACGATCAACCACACTTCCTGCCGCTTGTAATCCTTGTCGACCTGCTCCGGCAATAATAGAGGCTAGGGAAGAGTTGGCTCTTCGTAAGGCTTCTACCCCTCTTTTTTTTGCATTCACGGCTTCAATCCGTGCTTTTAACTTTTCATGTCTTGCCCGTTGCTCATATTGCTTTTTTGCTAAAGATCCGGCTCTCATTTGAGCCATTGCCGACATTACTGAAAATAATTGAAAACCCATTAGTTTTGCCCCGTTGATAATTTATATTCTAAACCAAGAACTGTAGCGAAAAGTGGTTTGGTCATTGTCATAGTAACTTGTGCCTCCATTGAATATCCCATAAGTGGAGCTACTCTTTTTCGCCCGGTAAAGGATGTGGAGGAGGCACCGGCAGTAAGGGGAAGCAGGGAGAAGGGAACTTCCACCCCGTTGATTGCAAGATTTTGAGCAGTGTGTAAGACAGGCGTGGCTTCCACAATTCTACGTTTTCTACTTACAACAACACCACTTGGTAATCGTGGTTCTGCCGGTAAGGTTTTGACTTCTACGTCATAACTTAGTCCGACTTCCACATAGGTTGTGGGAGCCTGATCTATTGTAATTGCCCCGGATACAACTGTCTTATCTGTAATAACAAGATCATCTCGCACTACGTCAACTGGAAATCTTTCCAAATGGCCGAGAGAACTACAGGTTGTATTGGTTGGTAAACTTTGATCTGGTGATGTTGCCCCGGTAAAATACTGAATAGATCCATCGGTTGTGCGATCATCATCGAAAATTTCAAGGTAATATTTAGTCGTTCCATCGGAAACTTGGGTTACTGCTAACCTCGTTGTATCTGAACTGGTAACAGTCTGGTTATCGTTTCCATAGTCATCTCTTGTCACTGTCACTACGGCTGCACCGGGGTTGGCTACTGTAAATCCACTGATCGCATTTATAGCTGTGTAGATGTTGTCTGCTGTAGTGTTGTTGTCTGTGTAGGCTCTGACGTAATGAGTATTGCCAGAACTAGCGCTAGGGGCTGACCCACTTGAAGCCTCAAACTGTAAGGTCATTTCCGTGCCATCATGTTTAGAAAATACAATGGTGGAACCTACCGCAATATTTGCATAGTCAGAGACAGTAATTGTGAATGTCGCTTGAGTTGGCAAAGCACGTTTCGTAACAGTATAGATATCCTCTATATCTACAGCTACATCCAAATAACTGCCATTGGTGACAAACTCAGTTGGTGCGGTTACGTTTTGAGGTCTAAGCAGACTGTAGACAGCCATTGTTCCATCGGTTCCATTCACCACCATTAGGAGATCTCCATCATCTGTGGAGGTGGCTCTACGCATTGCCATTTTAACTGGGCTTTTTAAAAGGTGTGAGGAAAGTAATGAAACATTATTTGAGTTGTAGTTTAAGTCACTATCACTGAATAAGAATTCCCGTAATGCTTTCCCGGATGACTGAATAAAAAAGGTTCCTCCCTCTACTCCCACAGGCGCTACGGCTTCTTTAATTCCTCTTTTGGTAGATGTTTTAATAACAATGTTTGTAGGTGTGATTGGATCCAGAGTGGACTGGGGAATAAAGAACTCCCCGGAACTTGTGAATATTTGGAGATCACGACCAGAGCGAATGGCATTTATAGAATTCAAACTATCTGTGGATATGATTACAAACACGGCATCATCTGCCAAACCTTCACTAGATCTGAAGTTATAAAAGTCTCCTACCTTCGATCCAAAGACAGCATTCGGAAGAGACTTGGACCCACCAAAATACAAACGGCCTTCGTGGAATGTACAGGTACGAGGATAGCCTTTTGACGCAGAGAATATTTCAACATACCCTGTTTCTAGCTCCCAAGCTCCAGACGCTATTGCCACACTTGCTTGAAAGAATGGAACTTCCACCATTGTCTTAACAACAGTCGAGCTTTCATATTCTATGATCTTTGCTCTGCCAAAACCATTAGATACGTTAATATATTGATTAACGTGATCAGTAGTAAACACACCAGATGAAGCTGTTACTTTAACTGTACCATCTACCGCATCCGGGGTAATTGTGGCACTAGGGTTAGTCGTAGCGGTTGTGAAATTATAAAAAGGAGATGTTAGTGAAATTGTAGCGTGTGTCCATGTAGCATTTGTACCGCCTCGTACAATAGACCTTGGCGCCATATCTTCCTGAACCAAAATGAGAGTATCAGCCGACTGTGTAAAATTTACCTTTGAAAGATCAATGTCTCCCATATTTATGCTGAGATAGTCATTGCCTGATCCATTAATATTGGTGATTTGCACCTGATTGGCAAAGACAAACATTCGCACATCAGAGGTGGTTTTCTTCACAAACAACAGCATGAATGACTGCGTTGTAGAAAATTCAAATGGAATTAATCTAATACCGGCAAGGGTAGTATAGCTTCCAAGATGAGACGTAAGATCAAACATAAACTTTGATCCCGGTCTACGTTCAAATCCCCCTTGGGGCATAACCAAAACATTCTTTGCTCTGTCTAATGCGGAGGCATATTGTTGAATATCAATACGACCCTGTACTAAGGGATCAATCTCACCTTGGGTGAAATTTGACTGGTAAAGAGTAACCCGGCTCATCTTGCATCCACGAGAACATAATCTGCAATAACGGGAGATGCTTGCCCGGATCCATCAATATTCATAGCAGTTCTAAAATAACCACCACGACCGGCTTCAATAGGGGAGCCTATAGCCTCTATTTTCCACTGTTGCATTTTAGATGCCTGATCCGTAATAGGCTCTGCGAGATGCCAAGTCATCATATAGGTTAGGAGTTGTACAAAATAAGCCGGCATAGATCCCTCGGCTACAGTTGCCTGATAGTCTACATAAATTGTACTTTCATGGGTTAAGAGTTCAGCGCCCTGTATTTCATAATCTGTCAGATTAGGTGCAAAATCATCACTTGACGTAAACACCTTCCGAGGTACTCCATTAGCCATGTCACTAGGAAGAGTAAATGACTTCCCCCAATAGGATATCGGGTCGCCACTACTTTCACTCAACTGTACCTTCTTTAGACTAAAACTCCACGGATACATACCAAGGGTCATGGCCTTAACTTTAGGATAAATTGTATTTGATAAAGAGGCGGCAGTAGAGCCATCGGAGAAACTGGTAATTGCTGTTGAGCCTAAGTACTGGAGAGCGGCTGAACAAATAAGAACGTCTGTATCCCCCGATGCCATATTCTACCTCATAGAAGTCGTGGTGGGGCATGATTGCCCCACCTGTTCTTAAATATTAGTCACTGTCTGAGACAGCACCAATTGTGGTTCCATCTCCGATATCCACTACTCCAGATGCATTAGATACAACAATGTGCATAGTTACTGTACGAGTACCGCCAGTAGCTCCATGAACAATTATCATGTCACCAACCACCAGTGTATCTGAGAGGTCATTGAAATAACCACTCGCATCGATAGCCGTATGAGCATCAGTAGATGTATAAATATATAAGGCCGGGAGTGTGCCAGAAAATGCCTGACCTCCAATAGTTCCCCATCCTGATCTTGCAAAAGCCATATTAACTCTCCCTACAGGTTATGTCGCAGATACCATTCACATCGATGGCTACTGCGTTTGATGAAAACATTGCACTGACGAGCCAAGATGTACGATCTGCCTGGTAGTTGATCTCTGTCTTTGGAGCCATACCAATCGCATGACCAATCGCATCTTTATGGAATGCAAAACAAGTTCGGTCACTTGAACCATCAATGGTTAAACCATCCTCATCCCGGTCACCAATCATGTGGATAGAGAAGCCGGCAAATGTCGATACCTCACCTCTGGCCAATCCCTGAAGTTGAATGAAATCAGAACTTACAGCCCTTTCATCACCCAAGAGAGACTTCATAGAATTTGCGTGCATAATCAGATGTCGATCCGTCATTGGAACATTCTTTGCAGATAGCTTAGCACCTGCCTCTAGAATTTTTCCTACATTCATATCTGACGCAGTGGCGGAGCCTGTGGTGACCACAGTGTTGGCCACTGTAGATCCGGCAGATGCGGCTAGTAATGCATCAAGAATAACCTGATCCATCCTACGTCCGATTGCGTTGCCAAGTGACTGAGCGACCTCATTTCGCTCGTCAAAGTTTACTTTAGCCTGGTTGAATATATCTGTGTATTCATGTGCAGACCAATTTTTTAATGTACAGGATACATTTGAGAATTGTGCATTTGCCGCAGTTACTAAAGTTCCCGGGGTACGCTCACTAGCTGTTGTAGCCGCAAGTTTTGGAAACTTTACAATTTCACTGCCAACATTTGTACGAGTTCTACAAGTTCCCTGCAAAACGGATGTGCCTTGGTACGCTTGGTGTACCTCTGCGGCAAACATCGTTTGAAAGACGTTACTTATAGTAGTTGCCATAGTTAAATATTCCTCACTAAGAAGTTAAAAATAAACTTGGTTGTGGGAACATTTCCCGCCAATTAATCAAAAATTAGCGGCCATTAGGTTATCGCTTAATCAACTATTAACACAACACTATGTTGTAACGCAAGTTAAAAGTATCCTCTAGTATCCGTTATTGCAGATTATCGTAAAATTCCTTTTCCTTTTGTGCTCTCCAAACGGGGTCATCTTTCCACCGGGGGTCAGCTACATAGGCTTGAAGTTCTTCAGCAGTTTTCTTTTCACCTTGCAAGGAGGGGATAGGTATTTCCTGTTCACCTGATAGATTGCGTAGTTTTCTTAGAAGTCTGGTTCCATCCGCAGATCCCCCTAACTTATCCAACATTTCAAATTCAGTATTGTTAATCAGGTTTTTTGATTGCAGACCCTGCGCCCAATCCATATTGGATTTTACCATTTCAACACCATTTTTACCTAAGAGCCTTCGTTGTTCGGCAACATATTCCTGTTCATTCATAACTTTCTGGTTGGCACCATCAATAAACTGCTTTGCCAGTCCTTCAAAATCATCCTGAGAAAATCCGTATTGTTTAGCTATGCTGAGATAGGAATTTAACATTTCATCATCTTCCGGGATTTCTTCGCCCAAGAATTTTGTATCGTATTCTTTGGGGGCTTTGTGATCTCCCCGGCTGAATTTCTTCTCTAGCTCGGCAAAAGACTTAGCTAGTTTTTCCGTCTGGACACCATCATTTTCATCCCAGAACTTATCCGGCAGCCAATCAGGTTGGACAAACTCTACATCATCCGGGTTCTCTCCCTTGACTTCCTCATTTTCCTTTATGTGCTCCGGGGGTTCGGGATCAGCACCATTTTCCTCATTGGGTTTGGAAGTAATATCTTCACCCACCAATGCAGACATATCGGTTTCAGGCGCTACCATTTCTACTTCTTGTTCTTCAGCCATTTTCGCATCTCCTTATTCTTGATAAAATTTCCCTCACAATAGAATTCTGTCCTTCTCTTGAATACCCAAAAGACGGATCATCGCCCGGATACCAAGAAGGTTGATCTATCGTTACACTTTTTAAATGATCTAAAACCTTCTGCCCATCAGCCGTCTTAAAGCATTTGGCATATAAGAAATCTAGTTGAGAAGGTTCTATGGGTTGAACTACCCCAAAATCCGTATC